CCATGTGCCATGCGATCATCCCGACCGAACCATCGGAGCCCGCGCAGTTAATCCGAATGACGCCCGGCTTCATAATGAATCCGGTAAACAGCGTCGCCGCTGCAATCGGGCCAACGCCACTGGTCACGGTAATGGAGGCCGCCGTAGCGAACGAGGTAACCGGGATATAGAGCGTGCCCGCCGCTAGTGCGTTCAGCTCTGCCGTCGCGCAAATATCGACCGCAGTAACCGGCTCAAGGCCAGCCGCAGTCGGAACAACCTGTAATTTGGTCGCATTGGCGACCGCGCCGACCGCTACCGTGCAATGACCGTAGATCATCGACACGTACACGGAGCCGCCGGCTACCGTGAAGATGGTCTTGTTGGCGGTCTGCGGCAGCAGGATGGCCGGGGTTTGGATGGCCGCGCCAACGCCCGGAGCGGTGATACCGTTAGGGAAATTGGTAGTCGGCATTTTAGAATCCTACGCTCGAACCGTAAGTCCAGCGCCAGTCACCGATTCGCATTGCGAACCGCTGATAGACGGTATGGTCCGACGCCTCGATAAAGGGGTCGTCGAAGGTGCGCGCACGCGGGCGGTCACGCCACATGAACTCAACGTCCGATTCCATCATCGGTGCGGAGAGCGTCCAGTCCTGGGTGCGGTTCATGTAGCGCACAGCGCCCCAAGTCAGATCATCCTCGATAATCGAGTTCGTGTCGTTGTTGGCGCTTCCGCTCTGGCCTGACGAACCGAACAGCACTCGCGCGACGTATCGATTCGCTGGATGAATCATCACGCGGGCCGCCGCCATGTTCTGCGGGCGGCTGCGTTCGTCGTTCAGCAGGTCGAAGTTGACCTGACCCGCCTGTACGGCGGTCTGCGACAAGGTGACATCAGGCGAAGGCCGGTTGGACTGCGTGGTGCCGTCCAAGTCGACGTGCGCGGTATTGTAGAGAGTCGCGTTGTCGTAGCCGGTCGCCACCGAGAACGAGTTATTCGGCCAAGTCGCGAAGGCCTGCACTTCCTGACGGAAACGATTGCTGCGGCCCATGTCGGTCCACATCTCGCCCATCACGCCGTACTTGTCGTCGCGCCACATTTCCCAGGTCACGCTGAACAAACTCCCGAAGGGTGTCGCAGTGACTTGGAAGTTCGGCCCCGGAATCGGCAGGTCGGGTACGAACTGCTGGCCTTCCGGTTTGTACGGTTGCTGCCCCATACCCGAAATCTTCGATGAGATATACGGGTTGGTCTCCATGTCCACGCTCTTGATCCAGCGCGGCCAAAGACGGGGATACTCCTTGCCCACATTGACCAAGTATGTTTGAAACTTGGTTCCGAGCAGGTCGCTAAAGGCTGAGGTTACGGCCGGCATAGTTCTCCTTAACTGTAAATGGTCTGGCTCGTCAGGATGCGAACCTGTACGCGGCCGTTGACTAAGCTCTTTTGGTCGGGGTCGTAGCCCATAAGCTGGAACACCGCATTGCTGGTGCCCGTACCCATGTAGTAGTTCCCGCTCGTGCTATCGAGCAGAAGCTGATAGTTGGTGCCGATAGTGAAATCGGAGGGCTTGCCGGTGCCGAGTGCCGCGGTGCCGGAGGTCGTGGTCGTATCCACGCTGACCTCGAACTGCACAGCCTGGTACGGAAGGACCACCATCGCGTCCGCAGCGGTAACGCCGGTCGCTTTGACCAGCGCGATGCCCGCAATGGTCGGTGCCGTAACCGAGCTAATGATCGCCATTCCGCCCGAGGAAAATTTCAATGGCGCCCCGATGATGTAAGTCTGGGATGCCGCCTCGGCATAGTGGTAGGTGAAAGCATCCGACCAGGCCCCCGGAGTTGGCCCCTGCGCGATGGGCTGAATGTTCGACGCCATTAACGGTATCTCCTTGCTTCATATCCCGGTTGGATCGGACGCCCATCCGGCCCCTTCAGCGAGCCGCGGCGCAAATCGCCTTCCGTGAAATTTGTTCGATTAGGGTCGTATGCGAAGGTTTCGGAATGACCCGCCGCCCCAGCCACGTGGCGAAGCAACGGGTCGCTGCCAAAATCACCACGAGCAGCGTGCATGGTATTCGGGAGTTGGGCGCTGCCTAATACCTTCTGCGCAAAGACGACCGAGTTCTCCTCGATCGCCATATCTTTGTCCATCTGGTGCTGATGGTAGGCGATCATCTGTTCTTCGTCTTCGAGGCGCTGCTCAAACAGCACCGTATCGCCCACTCCGCGGAGGGTAGTGCCGCTCGCGCGACCACCGCCGATCAAATTCTGCGCAACAGGATTATCCGCGCCTTGTACTGGTTTGAACCGGAAATGTTCCGCCCGCGTATGCTGACGACGGATATTCGACTGCGCCTGCTCGGGATACCCGTCGGCGACCGTCAAAAAGACATACCGCTTGCCGGGCTCCTGATTCTGGATTGGGATAAAGCCTTCGGCGTCGAGCTGCCCTAAAATTTCGTTGTCGCGCTGGGCTAGTTTGGAAGCGTCGATTGGCTCGATGCCGTCCTGCGCCTGCCGCTTCTCGATTTCTTCCTGCAATTCGTCGGCGACTTCGCGCTTCGCTTCGTCGCGCTCGTGGCCCGCAGGCAAATCCATTGGCCTTTCGCCTTTCGGCATTACTCAAACCTCGCCGTCTTGGGCTGGAATCCCCGGTCCCCGTGGACTCTGCCATTTTCGTCTCGAAAATCGCGGTCGAGTCCGAGACTTCCGTTGGTCTCGTCTTCCAGCGCTTCCATCTGCTTACGAACGCCGACAAACTCTTTCAGGCCGCCAGCGATGCCGAATTTGCGCAATTCTTCGTCGTCGCTACGGCCACCGACGGCGCGCTGCTTGACGCGAAATTCCTTTTTCCAGTCGCCGGCGAGTACCTGAGCCAAGTTTTCGGGCTCACGCTCCTCGGGCTCGATGTCTACGCGACCACCGCTAGGCAGCAATGCCGGGTCGGGCTCGCGGGACTTCCTAATAGCTTCTTCGCGGTCTGCCGCCTGAATGTCTGAGATATTCTCGCCGACAACGATGTCGTGCGCCGCTTTGTAGTGCTCGGGCGTGACCATCACGCCGGGGTTATTCGCCTGAAACTGCTCGACCTTTTCGTCGATGAGCTTTTTATATTTGCCCGAGTAGTAGGGGAGTTTGTCCGCCGCCATGCGCGAGACGGACCCGAAGGCCGCGCCACCCGCTGAGGTGATGCGCTGGATTTCCTGATCAGCCCGCTGACGGTCTGCCGCGCGTTGCTGCTTGAGCAACTTCGAGACTAGAGCCTTGTCGCCCGCCTCGATGGCGTTGGCGATGTCGTCCTCGTTCACTTCGGCAATCTGCGCCGCGCGAACGGGCTGCTGAACTTCCCGACGAATCGACCCGCCGCTGATTTGGTCAGCGAACGGCTTCATCAATTCGGGTAACGCTGTTTTAAGGCCTGCCGTGACCGATGCGGAGACTAGACCGGCGAGCTTTTCGTCCTGCGTACTCTGCGCCGTATCGTTAGGCTTTTCGTCGGGCATAGTTAATGCCTTATATCGAACAGCGTTCTACTGTCAAGCATCGTCACTTTGTCTTGACCTGCGAGGCGATGGTATCGGCCAGTTTGCGGAGTACTGCGGCAGCGCCCTGGAGCGCTAAAACCTCGTCGGGATTCTTCTCTTTGATGGCGCGTTCCTTGACGGCTTCGCGCTCCTCGTTGAGCCACGCGCGGAGCGAAGTCAGGACGGCGGTATCTTCACGGCAGGCGAAAATGAGGCGGTCGGCGGATGCCATCAGTGCATCGGCGGCTGGCCTTGCGGCGGGCCACCGGGACCAGCACCGTTTTGGCCCATCTGGCTCATCATGCCGTTGAGCTGGCCGGGTACCTGCTCCATGCCGAGTTGCTGCATCATCGGCTGGATGTCGTCGAGGTCCACCTGGAGGCTGCGAACATCGCTAATCTGGTCGAAGGTCTTGAGAATCTTGCCGAAGAACTTGTTGATGGCCTTCTCGGCCTGCTTCGCTACCTTATCAGCGCCGGGGAACGGCGGCTGCGCGATGAATTGCGCGAGTTGGGTCATGGCCTGGAAGTAAACCGGCCAAATCTGCGTCGCCAGCATGACCATGTTCTGCCGGTCGGACTCGCGATTGACGCTGACACTGGAGGCGGTGAGTTGAATATCCAACGCGTCGGTCAATTCGACCTTGCTGTGCTTGAACAGGTCGATGACCAGCCCCGCCTTATCGTCGCCGAGGATTTCTTTCAGCTTTTTGGCGACATCCTTGTTCCCGGCGCGGACCTGCTCCTGTAGCCGGAATAGACAGTGCATCACGACCTGCGAACCAAAGTTCCGCATGTTGTTGAACGGATGCGTGAAACGCCGGTTGGCCTGCTGCATCATCGAGAGCATCGAAATGCCGGGCGTGCGGCTTGACGAGCGAATCGGGGCGCTGATTTGCGTCGTTCCTACGCGCTCGCGGCCCATCGCTGTGACCACGGACTCGGCCTGAATCGCCGTGCCGTTCACTTCGCCCATGTCCAAAACCTTGATTTCGCCCTGCGGACCCTCATCGTTGATGAGGTACTTGCCCGGATACGCCGCGGTGGTCTCCTGCATCCCCGTGGACGGCCCCTGGTACATCTTCGTGTTGGCGAGCATCATATTCCAGATGTGGTTATTGTGAATCTCGGTCACTTCGCGCTCGAACGGGATCATCATTTCGAGCACGCCGAGGCCGAACGCCGTGTGGGCGCGGTCTTGGTAGCATTCGAGCACGAACGGCCGCGAATCGTAGCGGTTATACATGACCTTCAGGACGTTCCCCGAAGTCATGTTCCAGATAACCTCTAAATCCTCCTCGATGCCGTCGTCGTCGATGTCGAAATAGATGAAAGTGTCGCCGATCGTGACCGGCGGCTTGGTATCTAGCTGCCCGCCACTGACGCCGGCCGTGCGCAGGCGGTCAGCGCGAATTACGCTCGACGTATCGGGCGCCGCAGCGTCGTCAACCGTCCAGTTATTGAGTCGGGCGCGAAGATTCAGTTCATCCTTGCCCATCCACATCCGCATCGTGGCAAATTCACAGGTCTGGATGTTCTTGGTGGCGTTGGCCGGAATGATGAAGTCCTCGGGCGCGAGACAATGAATCTTCGGCCCAAACGTCACGACCTCACGAACATCGGTTTTGCGCACCGTCTTGGTGTAGGGGATGTATCCCACGACCATTCCGAGTTGAACTTGGTCGATTAGGCCTTCTTTGACGCCGGGCTCGAAGTTCCAGAAGCCCGATTCGACGCCATGATTGACCAAATCCTGTACAGCATCGGCGGCGTCATCGAAATCGCCCTTGCGCGAACGGATGGTAAGCGGCGGCTTGACTTGAAAGATTAGGTCTTCGGCCTGGGAGATGACCGTATCGCAGGCCATCGCACCGATTGTCACCTCGATTACAGGTGCATTCTCGAACGGGAGCCAGCGCGCGTGGTCGGGCGGCGTCCCTTGGTACATGCGGATCGCCGTGCGGCACATATTCTCCCAGCCCGCACGGGCCTGGAGGGCGCTCTTATGCTTGTTCTGGAGGCGTTCCTTGAGGCGGGCACGCTGCTCCATGTTGATTTTGAGCGGCTTGCCCTCCCCGATGGAGATGGTGCGCATTTAAGTACCCCCGAGGACAGGGATACCCAGAGTCACATTGTCGGTGGACGACGGATTATTGTACGTGACGTTGAGATTCGGCGTGCCCTGCGCGAGGTTGGCCCCCATGATGAGCACGAAGCCGCCTGCATTCATCGGCAGCGGTGTATTCTGGTTGATTGTAAGATTGGCCGGCTGGTCATTGGTGACGCAGATAGTCCCCAGCGTCGGCATAATCGCAGCCTGAATCGGATGGTATGTCACAGTGCCGCTGTCGGGCGTGGCAATTAGCGTCATTCCCGTAGAGGCTTCGCCGACGATGTAGCGTCGGACGATTGGCATGTCCGCGAGCGGGATGCCGTCCAACTCGAAGCTCACGGTCATTCGTAGCTCGGGCATTTAGACCAAATCGATGAGCAATTCCGCGCCGATGTCAAATTGGGTCACGACAATCGGGCCTGACCATTGAGTATTCGGTCGTTGCTCGGTCGGAGCCGAGTCCGCACCCTGCCAAACCTGCCGGTACACGTCGACCGCGGTGCCGCCGACGGGCTGACTCTGGATGATGACCTTGCCATCGCCGACGCCCGTGCTATCCGTGACTACTACGATGCGCTTCGGGATGAGGTCGTAGGTACAGAGCGTGTACGGCAGGGTATTCGCCGAGGACGCGGCATAGGCCAGCGTCCACGTCCGCCCGTTCGTAACTACTGTTACGCCGGCCGCCATTTAGAAACTCGGCTTGGGCATCCGCGACGGGTTCTTCTGCATCGAGCCGGAGCCAAACCCCTTTTTATTGCCGGGGCCGAAGCCGTCGATGCCGACGCCGGAGCCTTTCTTGCCGCTGGCGCGGTCGCCGTCGCGTAGATTCTGCTCACCCGAGCGAATGCGGGAAATTTCTTCTGGACCGTTTGAACCGCGAGGCATAATCGTTACTCCGTAGCACTCGAACAGCGTTTGATTTAGCCATATATCAAACATCGTGCTACTGTCAAATTCATGCCATCAGCCCTGGTAATCGATTCCGGCCTGTTCCCCGATGTAGCCCGCCATCTGAGCAAGGCCTACGACGTGCGCTACTTCTCCAGTTGGACGAATGCCTTCCCGCGTTCGCAGGAACAGGCGGTCGGCGTCGGGATACCCGGTATCGAGCGGGTCAATGAGCCAATTCGCGAGATGATTACCAAGCCGCCCGACCTCGTGGTGGTGCCGGACCTCTACCTGAACGATTATGAGATGGCCGCCCGCAATCTAGGGATTCCAACCATCGGCGCGAGCGACGCTAACCAGCTCGAAACCGACCGCTGGAAGCTCAAGGAATTTCTCGTTGAGCACGACCTGGATGTCATCAGAACGGTCGAAATCCAGGGCATAGATCACGTCAAGGATTACGTCGAAGAACACCCCGAAACCTACGTCAAGGTGAGCGTGTTCCGCGGCGACATGGAAACCCGCAAGGCGCAGGACTGGCTCACCGAATACAACCACCTCAAGAATCGCCTCGGGCCGCTGGGCGATAAGGTTCGTTTCGTGGTCGAGGATGCCATTCCCGATGCGCTCGAAATCGGTATCGATTGCTGGTGGTGCGATGGCCAGATGGTCGAGCCGTTCGTGGTCGGCGCCGAAACCAAGGATGCCCGCTATTGGGGCTATGTCTGCGACAGCGTGAAGAAATTACCGAAGGAAACTCAACGCATCATCAAGGCGCTGGGCGAGTATTTCAGCGAGCACGAATACCGCGGGTTCTTCTCGAACGAGATGCGAATCCTGCCGAACGGGCAGACGTTCTTTACCGATGCGACCTGCCGCGTGCCGTCACCCCCAGGCGGCGTGTTGATGGCGGCGTGTAAGAATTTCCCGACGTTAATGTCCGAACTTTCCAAGGGGGTTTCCGTCGCCCCTGAATTTGCCGGCGAATGGCTGTTCGAGTCGGTGTTCAAGTCCGAGTGGGTGCTCAAGCATTATTTGCAGGTCGATGTGCCCAATCTCGACGGCTACACCTTCCACAATTACTGCATGATCGACGGCAAGGTCTGGATTATCCCGCACGAATCGGAGATGGCCGAATTTGGCTCGGCGCTCGGCTGGGGCGGGTTAAAAGAGGGCTTTGATATGGCGACCGAGAACTGCGAGGCCGCGAGCGCGAATCGGCTGGACTGCGATAAGGGCACGCTCGAAGATATTGAGGACGAAATCAAAGAAGCGGCGAAGCTAGGATTTGTGCCCTAGCCGATGTCGTCGCTGCCAAAATCTTCTTCACCCCATAGAACCTTTAGCATAATGAGAATGGTCACGTCGTGGCCTCTTGCATCGGTAATAGATAAGTCGCTTGCTCTCGGGCGTCATCGCGATATTCAGGATAGTCTCCAGGCGGTTAATAGCAAGGTGCTGCTCGCCCCGGTTCAGGCAGATGATGCCTGGCTCGATGGAGATGGCGAGCGCCAGAATTTCAGGGGTTAGCTGGAGCACTCGTACCCCCGTCGTGCGCGGTGTCCTTGACGTACTGGAGCGCACTTGCCGCCGTGAGTTGCCCGAGGACATTGCCCATACTGGCGGCGTTCTTTTCGATGGCCGGCAGATTGAGCATATTCACGTAAGCGCGGCCGAGCTTCGGGGAGCTGAGCGCGGAGCGAATCAGGCCACGCCCACCGAGTAGCACGCCGGCCCCAACGGCTAATTCGGGGTGTTTCGCGATTGCACCACCCGCCCCTGCGATCGAGAAATAGGCGCGAAATGCAAGACCGGCCAAGGCCATACGTTCGAGACGAGAATCGGGAGCAAACCCGCGCTTAGCAAGAGCACCCACAGCGGCATCCTGCGGGCTCTTAAGCAGTTTTTCTTGCTCCGCTTCGGTTGGCTGCTGAGCCTTCTGGAGCGCTTCCATCAGCTTCGGCAGTTTGCCTTCGGGGGCCTTCTCGCCCTTAATCGCCGCGAGATATGCCGCGTGCGCCTGTGGGATGTCTTTCAGGGCCGCTTCGCCCTTCGCAATCGCATCGGTTAGCGCTTTGCCCTTCTCGTCTTGGAGCGCACTATCGTTGGCCGCAATCAATGCCTGTTGAGCCTTCGGATTGGCGGCGATTAACTGGTTCCACTTGGCTGATTTGAAACTGCCGTCATGCCCGAGCAAGCTGAACACCATGTCGGCGTCCTTGCCGTAGAGTTCCTTGATGACAGCGGGATTGTAGCGGTTGATGTCGTCGGGATTCCGTGGCTTACTCAGCCAATTATCCGCGAATGCGGTGCGCAGGCCTTCCTGCGCTTCGGGGGTCTTGGCGCGGCGAATGACGTTGAGCGCGATTTGCGCAGGCTCGGGCGTGGTCGGCGTGCCGAAAATGGCCTGCCCCACTTCGCCGGGATTGCGTGCGCGCGAGAGTTCTCCCATCAGCTTCTGTGGGAAGAGGGTCTTCTGCGTCGCATACTGGTCCTTGATAGCCTGCGGGACGTTGGGCATCAGTTCGGTAATGGCGTCCATGCCCTGATGCGCGGCCAATCGTACACCGGGATTCGTCGAGCCCGCCAATCGAGCCCCGAGTCGCGAGCGCAGGCCCCACAACTCGCCGACGGTCAGGGCTCTAATCGGGCCTTGCGAGCCCTTCCCCTTTTCGGCCTGTTTGATGGCTAAGACCTGCTCGTTACTGAGCTTGACCTTTCCGCCTTTAGCCGCCGTCGCGTCGATTTCGGGAGTCGCGCCGGTCGCTTCATCGATGCGATTGAAAATCTTCTTGAGTTCGGTATCGCTATCGATGTTGTGCCCGTATTCAGCGGCGCGTTGCTTGATTCCAGCGATATTGGAATTGAGATCGTCGAGCTCCTTGCCCTCGATAATCTCGTCCCGATGGTCCTTGATGTAAGGCTCGAACTTGGCCCCCACTTCTTGATGGTACTGGCGCGCGGCGTCGTAAACCGGCGACATTGCCTTGGCCCGCTGCTCGGCAAACGCCGGAGTATCGGCCGTCGCTTCCTGCCGTGCGAGCTGCTGCGGAGTTTTAACCGCCATTCTCTGAATCTGTTCGGTCGCTATCTGCGGCGCTACTTCTTCGCGGGCCTTGCCCACCACCTTGATCTGATGGTGAAGCAGTTTGTCCCTGTTCTGAGCGATGTCCTCTTGGATTTTCTTGGTAGCGTCGGCGGTTTTGGCAGTGGCGTCCTGAGAGAGTTTCGCCTTGTTGGCGGCATCCTCGGCCGAAATACGCGCCTGTTCCTTGCTGACGTTTGTTCGTGCAGTTGCCGCGCGATCGGCAATATCGCCAACGATTTCCTGACGCGCGGCGGTCTGCTTCGTTGCCGCTTCGGCTGCGATTTTCTCTGCGCCTCGAAGGCCAGAAATGGCTTTAGCGCCAGCAGGGGCCTCTGAGGTGATGGCTCCGATAACGGCGCTAGTGGCTTCCCGACCGAGGCTAACGGGGGCGTTCGGCCGCCCGTACATATGATTCAGGAATCGCTCGTAATAGTCGGTGAGAACTGATGCGGCGGCGCCCCCGACGGCAGCCCCAGGTTCGCCCGCAACCATGCCGCCACCGACCGCACCCGCCGTTTGCAGCGCTATGGGCGGAATCGTGCGGAGCGCCATTTCGGGACTAGAAAAGGCCTTTTTGGTAGCGGTCGCAGCTTCGTCGGCATGGAGACCGCCGAGCGCCATCGCGCCGACGCCCTTCGCCACGTCGAGCGGCGTGAAATCTTTCGGATCGATTTTCGAGACGACTGAACGAGGCGCGGGCTTGAAATCGGTCGGGTCTATCTTAGTTGGTTCCGGCATCAGGGTAGAAATTCCCATCGGCATCTAGCCAGCCGGATTTGCCTTTATAATTGCCGTATTGTGGCGGCACCGCTTCAAGAGTCGGAGATACCCCCGCTGTACCCAATCCCATCGTTCCGCCGAGGCCCGTACTCTTGACGCCCTCTTTGAACTTCAACAAGGTCGGCGCACCCGCATCGGCGTGCTTCCGATAGAACTGCGCGGCTGATGTATTGTAGGAATCCGCGCGAGCCTTGAAGGCCGACTTGATGTCGTCGGAATTCTGCTTACCCGCAGCGGCAGCAAAATCCGCCGTTATCTTATCGGCACCTGTGTCAAGCGTTCGCTTCAGGGTCTCGACCTTGCTGTCTTTCGTAGCCTGGTCTCGTTCTTTTTCAAGTCCCTGTTGCTGAGTCTTGTAATCGCGCTCGAACTGGTCCTGACTGGCCTTCATACCCATCATCAGCGAGCGAGTTTCCGCCTGTCCAACGCGCGTCGCCTCACGGTCGGCTTCGGTATCCTTATGAGTCTGTAGGCGGTCGGCACGAGTCGCCTCGTAATCTCCCTGCTTCTGGATTGACTCAATGTCTTTGTTTGTTTGCTCGACGAACGATTTTACCTGATCCGCGTGTTCGGGATGAGTCAATCCCCATTGCTGAAGGTCGGCGATATGCTTACGCTTCGCGGCAAGTTGGTCGTCCAAACTCTGCGGTTGGCCTTGCGGTTGCCCCTGCGATTGCCCTTGCTCATTACCGGGGAAGGATGCCGCATCCTTTTGCTTGTGCATCGCCGCCATGCCGTAAATCTGCTGGCGCGCATCCCACGTCTCGCCAAATGCTTTCTTACCTTCCTTGGCAAACGAGGGACTAGCTGCATCTTCGGGATTCCGGTTGAAATGGTCCTCGAGCATCTGGTTGTAGGCTTCTTTCTGATGGAACTCTAATTGACGCTGCTGTTGCGCATGTTCGCTGAGCATCCGCGTGCCCGCCCCCAGTATCATGCCAAGTGCTGCGGCCATTACGCTCCTGCAAACGGCGTAAAGCCGAGACCATAGCCACCAAGCCCCGTGCCGACGCTGCCGCCGGCCTGAAGGCCTTGGCTGAAGAAGTCCCAAAAGCTCGGCGTCGAGGTGCCAGTCTGGGTATTTTGTAGGCCGCCCGCTCCGCTAATCGCACCCGCAGCACGACCCGCCTGACCCTCCAGTTGCGGAATGGCCTGACCGATGAATGACTGTGCGGCTTCGGCGGGAATCGCGCCGGTGCGCGCGGAATCCGCGCCTTGCTGCTGCGACATGATGGTCTCGGCGAACGGCGTGCCAGCTAGACCACTACGCGCCAACTGTTCGCGCATCTGGGTCTCGCTTTGGCTTGAGCTTTGGCGGCTTGCGTCCACGGCGCTGTTTATCGACGGGATGTTCGCGTTCACTCCCCCCGTCTTCAGGGCTTCCGCCGCTTGGCCCGAGTATGCCGACAGGGCCGGCTTCGCCATCCGCCACTGCTGCTGTCCAATCCTCCCCAAAACGTCGGCCCACGGACTGTTCGTGCTCTGGCTGCTCGTCGATGATTTTCCGCCGCCTGCGCCCATCTCTGGAACCTCTGTCCATCCAATATATGCTACTTGCATCGCCATCGAACAAGTGGGGCACTTCGCCCTGATGGACCCAGCCTAATCTTTCCATCTCCGATTGGAGCCGCGGCTGCTTGGTATTCGCCATCAGAACGGGGAAATGGGCCAGCCCTAATTCGAGCGATTCATTGACGTGCGCGAGCATCGCCTTGGTCTGGCGTTTGTCCTCGCGTACCCAGATACCCCAGAACGCCCCCGACAGGTCAGGGACGAACCAGGTGGCAATCCAGATGCCCGACACGTCAATCTCGAAGTAGAGCTTCACCGTGCGCGCCGACCAGAACAGGATTTCGGTGAGGTTGCGGAGCGGCTTGGCAAAGAGATTCGCGAACTCAAGCGGCTTGGAGTTCAAGTCCAAGTACCACTTGAGAATCAACATCTCGTGGCGGTCGCGGTCGTACTCGATCATTCTACTGATTCAAGGCGCCGAAATTTATCACAATCGCACCGCAAAGTAGTGTAGTTCGTCTCAGACCATCGCCTGTTGCCCTGTATGCCATATTCGGTCTTTTGCCTTTGTCCGACGATACAGAGACATTCACCGACCCTATCGCTATGGCTAAAATCTACATGCCCGCATCGGCACTTGGGATGCTTCACGACGATTCGCTCTGCTCCCCGAGCCAGACATCCGCCCAAATGCCGTATATTTCGACACGACTTGTAAGTAAACACCCGTCAAGCCGGACACCATCGAAGAATCTGCCGTGATGCTGACTAATCGGCAATTCGATGGTGCTCCGCTCGGTATTCGTGATCTGCGGCAGTATGGTCTCAACGCCATCCACGATTATGGTTGGGGTCAGTTTTTCGGGCGACCCCAATGGGCGGCTTTTCCAGCAATCGACCGCAATGTAGAGCCGCTGGCCGGTGAACTGGGCGCCGCTGTCGGGCATGTCGCCGGGCGACTGAATCTCGAAATCAACGCACGCGGTAGGTTTCGGCGGGATTACGGTGATTCCGATAATCTGATGGAACTGTCCGCCGAGATATTCGTTCGTGAGCGTCGCGCCGCCATCGGTCGAAAAGACGTTCGTGAACTCATCGAGCGCGTTCGCATTCTTGAGTCCAAGACCCAAGGACGTATTGTCGGGAGCGCCGACGATCCCTGAAAACGACGAAAAGGCGAACGACGGCACTTCGGGCAGCGTCGAGATGGTCAGCGCCCATGACGACGTGCCAAATACGGACGCCGCAATGACGGCTTCGGTAGACACAGGGCTAATCGAAGTAACGCGCCGACCTGTTACATAGAGCGTTCCGCCTATTTCGGCGATTTGGTCGAACTCGTCCGCAGGCACGCTCGGGGGGTTATTCGGCGAGGTGTACCCGTACTGCCATGCCTGGTCGGGGGCGGTGGCATAAACGATGCCGTAGTTCGGGTCGGGCGACGAACCGCCTTTCGCGGCTATACCAATCCAGAGATTGAGCCGCGATGAAAACCACAACGGCGAGCGATTGTTAGTCGAAGACCAAGGGTAATTAGCGCCCTGAATCGTGCCGGTCCAGGTCGTGCCGTTCGTCGATTTCCAGACCTTCGTCGTGCCAATCGCCCAAAGTGTCGTGCCGTCGTCGTAAATCTGCTGATAGAAATGGTCGCTCGATTCGCGAACCGTCCAAACGGCTGCGCCACTGGGTGAGGTCCAGATGTCATCGCCAACCGCGACCCAAAGATTCAGCCGTGGAATCCATTTGAGTCCCTGCACCGCGTCGAAGCTCGCATCGGTGTTGAGGTTGACGAGCGTCCAAGCGGTTTTCGGCGAAGTCGAAATATAGACCGACGTGTTGCCGTTCTCGTCGTAGGCGCCAATGGCGTAGGTCGTCCCGTCGAAATCGATGGCCTGCGACCCGCTCTGCGGCTGACGATTATTGCCACCGCCTCCGACGAAGGTGTTGAAGTCCGTGGGGCCGCTGACGAACGGAATCGCCCACGAACCATCCCACGCGGCAATCATCGCCGGATTGGTGAAGTTGGTCGAGATGACTGTGGTGCCGTCGTAGTAGAGGTCGCCGCCCCAGTTGGTCAGTCCCGTCGGGACGCCCGCAGCCAACGCGAGCGCGCCGAGGCCCGCCAGCGGCGTGTAGGTCTTGAGGTCGTCCGTGCCGAGAATCGGCTCGGCGGGCAACGCGGTCGGAATATTGTTCGCGACGTAAGCTGGATTAGCCATCGCTGAGGCTCCCCGGATGCTCGAACAGATAAACAGTACCGCCAAAAGCAACCGCAAACTCGCCCGTTTGATGTTCATAATAACCTGCGGTGAGGATGCGCCCTGGCTGCCGCCAAACTGGGCCGGCTGTCCCGTCATAGGTGAGACCAAGAGTCAGGGCTTCCCCATCGCTAAATATCACTTCGTTGCGCGACTCCTCGGCCCAGACCGGCCCGGTCGTTTCGTTCCACGCGATGAGGACGTTCTCCTCGGGCTGCCCGCGAAAGATGGGCGCCAACTCGCGGAAACCGATGAGCACTGAGCCCGAGTAGTTCATTATGCGGATGCCGTCGGGAGCCCACGACATAATGCCGATGAGCTTGACCGGCACCACCGTGTAGGGCTTGAGCGTGCCGAGCGAGTCGTCGATGGCGGGAAAGGAAATCTGTGGATAAGTGCCGAAGCCGCGATAGCACCGCGCCGTCGAGTACACCCAAATCTGCCCGTCCCACTCCGTCACTTTCTGAATCGGGTCGTTCGAGGAGGATACCGGATAGGCCTGACCCACGCTCTCGGGACGCCCTGGTGGCGATGAATAGACATACCCAGTTGCCGCGCTGTCGCGAGCAAACAGCATCGTATTGTCGGGGGATGGCCCGTAGGCGTCGTCATAGGTGGACTGCGGGTTGAGGTTATCGAACAGCAGGCCTTGGTCGGTGAGCGTCTGGGTCGAGTTGATACCCTGGAAGGTCCAGACCGCCGAGTTGTCCGCGGTGGTCTGCAAGCCCTGATTCGTCCAGACCACGGTGCCGTCGAGGATAGTGCTGCCGATACCCGGGCTGGCCGCCCAATTTGGTTGGGTGGTGGCCGAGGTGCCGCGCGTCGTCACGATCCAGAACTGGCCGTTCGCCTTGCGCGGCGCGATAGTCTCGTTGAGCAGAAAGATGGAAACCGGCGACCAGTCCGTCGTCGGGATTTTCCACGGCGGCGGCTGTGCGCCGGTCGTCCCCGGAGTCGTCAACTTGAAGTAATAGCCGTTGCCCGCGTCGATGTAGTACGGCGCCGTGCTCGGCAGAGTCGGCGGCGTCACGGGCGGGACCATGATATTCGCCGTCCACGGCGTCTGCGCCAATGGAATAGTGAAGTCGGTCACACTATCGAGATAGGTCGTGGTGGTGTTGTCCCAAATGGTATCGAGCAGGAAGGCCGGGAAGGTCGGGCCGGGAAGTATCTGGGCGACCGAGCGATAGATATTGCGCGCGCCCACCTGTAAGTCGGTCGAGGTCGGGATATTCGTCAGTTGGACCTTGTTGTCCGCTACAGCAGAGATGCGAGTCGGGGTCGCCTGCGGGTTGGATTCCGAGCCGGTGACGAGATTCTGGAAGGTCGTATAATAGATGTATTCCGAGCCACCATTGCCTACGGCCGGTCCCGCGCCAAGGCCGGCGCCGCCCGAGAGTGTGAAGTTGTCGAGGTAGTACTTAGCGGTGGCGACGAACAGGATGCCCGCCTGAATCCGGTAACCCTGCACCATGCTCCAGTCGAGTTGGGTATTGTCGCCGTGACGCATGAACTGGGACTTGGGCAAGGTCAATTGCTGCCACTGGCCCGGCTGGAAGGTGATTTCCAACTGGATGCTGCGGCGGAAGTCGGGGCCGCGCTGGACGCGGGAGCCTGGATTCAGCAAACCGACGCCGAAGCTATACCAATCCTTCTTGAAGCTGCCGTCATTTATATCAACGTCGATTTCGATCCACGTCGCGGGCTGGGTCGCCCCGAAGTTATCGATGTAGAGCCAAATCTGGAACACATCCGTATTGAGCGAGAAATCCCCGCCGAGATACTGCGCCCAGTTCTGCGCACTGCCATATTGCCGCGTGATTTTGACCGGCTCGAAGACCGTCGAGGGCGTGCCTGTCGGATTCATAAAGAGCGAACCATTGCCAATCTGGACGATGGTGCTCTCGTTGCCCTTGGTCCCGCCGACGACGGTGTAAAGGGACGAGGAGTTCTCGAAATCGTCGATAACGATCTGGTCCCACGGCACATTGGCCGCGACCATCGAGTTCTCGGGCTGGACGATGCCCCAGTTGGTGATGGTGCCGTCGGGCGCAATCTTGAAGGGCGTTTTGCCGCCGCCGAGGATGAAGAGGTAATCCTGCAGGCCGGGCTGAGGCGGCATCGAATTGAACGTGATGCGATTGCCGTTGAAGCCGGAGACGACCGGCGCGCCGTCTCTGTAGAGGACCGTGCCATCGTACTGATAGCGATGGTTGTTCCAGTAATAGAGCTGGATGGCGTCGATGTCGTAGAGCGAGACCGAGCCCCAGCGGGAGAGCACCGAGGTCGTCAGTTCGGGGGCGACACCGGAAGCGCGGCGCAAGGCCGCCTCTCCGGCTTGCTCGCGTCCCCCGGCAAGGACCAGTCGGCGGTTAAAGTTCGTAAAGGATATGCGTTTCTGGGGCATTATGAGTCGGCGGCTTCCAGCGCGGAGATGCGCGCCAGCAGGCTGGCGATGGTGTCGGTGTGGGTCGCGATGGTCTTGGCCTGCGCGTCGATGAGGCCCTGATGCGTAGTGAGATTGTCGTTCGTCTCGGTCACGAGCTTATTCAAGTCGTTGTGCAGGCGCGGTCCCTGATAATTGTGATGGTCGATCTGAATGCGCGACACTGGTTTCATAATCGATATTCCTTGTCGTCCCACATTCGCTGCTTGCTTTCCCAGTAAGCCGTGAAAATCCGACTCCACAAGCGAGCTTCGCGTTCGTAGACGCGACGCGCCACCCGTCGCTGTTTACTGTTCCCACTGAATTTCATTTCAGCATCCCGTAGAGCGTGTCGCTGAGTTGCTTGCAGGCCGCGGCGAAGGCGAAATCCTGGTGGTCCGATTCTCTCACATACTCCCGCCAGAGAATCGCCAGCGCGAAGGGCAGCGTCAGGTAATCCAGTGGATCGTCACGCGACTCTGAGTGAATAGAGATACCGTTGCCTGGCTGGTAGTCGCGGCCCGTAGGAAGTCCATGCACCGGGATGATAAGCGGGGAGGTAAGGGAGGGAACGGGGGCCACTGCGATGCTTTTTGAGGTTTCGGTCTCGGTGGTGTAGGCAATGGGGGCCCCGGGCCAGTTCCGCCAGCCAGTCGTCAGCGCTTCGAGTTCCCGCAGGGTCAGCTCCGAGAGCACGGTCTTGTCGTAGATGACGGTAATGAGATTGAGCAGCGACGTTGGAAGCTGCACCTCGGGCTGGCCGGCCGTGAAGGTGATAGGAACGGCGGTAGTGTGCCAGTCGGCCGCGCCGATGCGGGTCATCTCCGAATTGAAGAAGCCCTGAAAGAGCGTCGGGTCGTATTGCCCATTGGAGATGAGCGCGACGAGGCCATGAACGTCAGCGACGCTCACCCTTCAACTCCTTCATGCGGGCGACCAGCCGGTCATGGGCCTCTTTGAACGCCGTCAGGTCGCGATGCTGGAGCACCAGCAGGCATTCCGCGAGGTCAAGCACTGCGCTATCGGCCTCGGGTTGGACGACGGTAGCGTCGGAAGTGCCCGCAAGCACCGGCGTCAGCAGCGTATAGATGACGGTCAGGGTCGTGGGGTTCGTCTCAATGCCTGGATGCACGATGAGGAGGTCTCGGCCGCACTGACAGAACGAGCGAGGGCTATCGGCGATAGCGAACGGCCAATTGAGGTCAATTTGCTGCAGGTTTTCGTAGGCGATAGAATCAAGGTCTCGCCCTGAGGCATCGCGAACACCCAGCACCCGCACAGCATTCGGAAAAAATGCTGAAATCGGGTAAATGACCGTCCGTGGTTGTAGCACCAAGGAAGCTGTCCCGGTTTCTTCATCGAGCGAACCATTGACCACCTGCTGCGAGTAGGAGAGCAGATTAATGACCTGCGGCTGCGTGGTGGCGCCGAAGTTGGGGTCGCGGGCGCGGGACGCCGCCTGCGCTGACATCACGCCGAGGTTAGTCATCGTCTTCGCAATCGCGCGCTAGTTCAGCCGCAATCTTGTCGGTCGCCTCATCGGATAGATTCGAGCAATCGATTCCAGTTTGCTCAGTCCACATCTGACGCGCGATTTTACGCCAGCGTGGCAGCAAAAGTTCCGAAAATGAAGTCATCGAAGCCCCGTTAATTCAGCGTGTTGCGCCAACCTTAATTCCACCTGCGACGGGTCCATGCCCGTCCTTTCCAAATACCGTTTTAATTGCGCCCTGTCCATGAGACGCAGATGTTGAGGCAGCGAGGACGGCAATAACCATACCGCCCGGGCCAGTGCGTCCATGATGTCGCGGTAGTTGCCGCCCGGGAACGCCTGCCACTCGTTCTTCAGGTCGGCAACCTCGTGCTCGACGCTCGAGCGCAGCAGCCGTCCTTGGGCGACGATAGGCTGGAGCACGGTTTCGATGAAGGTAATCTTGTCGGTACGCTCGGCCACGCCCCGGAGATTCCAGTGGACGTTGCGGTCGCGGGCTTCCTTCTTGACGATCTGATGGAACTGGAGCTGCGGCCCGCTCGAATCCATACCGAAGATGGCGGGCTTCCACTTGAACTGCGTCTCGAACATCTTCGCCATCAATTGGTCGGGCGGCAGCCGCTTGGCCCACGCTTCAAGGATGAAGATACGTTCGAGGTCGTCCTGCCCGACGACGCAAATCGAGGCGCGCGAGCGGGTGCCCGCATGGGTGAGCAGGGTATTGATGCCGCCAGCCGGATCGCAGAAGGCGGTCTTGTAGAGCTTATTCGCCGCTACCGTCGGCACTCTTGGGCACCTTCTCGGGATACTTCTCGTGCATGAAGTCGTAGAACTCCTGGCTCATCCCCGTCGGCGGCTTGCTCCTGACCTTCGCGTTATCCCGCGTATAGGCCATGCCGCCCATCACGAATCCCAGGTTGCGGGCAATCTGCTCCTGACGGATAGCGATGCGCTCGTCCATCCGCGAATCCTCGAACATCAGCACGTCATGGTCCTCGATGCGCACTACATTGTACGAGCGGAGGTCGTCCCAATTCAGGGCCGTATAGCCGCGGTTGGACGGCTTGTTCATGTACCAGCAGGTCCATTCCTGCGGGTCCGTGGAGAGGCGCAGCTTCTCGATATTCTCCATCGAGTTCTGTTCGGGCCACAGTGGCCGCTCGCGCTTGGTCACCTCGTCCATCTCGATGATGGACCGGATCATCACCTCGACGGTCGGCTCTGACTTCCACTCCACGTAAATATCGTTGTCCGAGGGCCAGTGCGTGCCGATACCGATAAAGATGCCCGTCCCCTTGGACTTGTCGTAGAAGCGCGTGCGGGCGGCCCGGCGCCACTTGCGGGCGCGCTCCATCGTCGGGGGGCTCAGCGATGCTTCCTGAGCAGCAATGTCGTCGGCGATGATGAGATCGAAATACTTTCCGATGAATCCAGACTTGATACCCACCGCGCCAACAGTCGCTTCAGCCCAGATGGAGCTCCTTGGTACTTCAAGCTGGGCGTCCGACCAGCGCTTTGCCTCTTTGGGATTCTCCCAGACGACTTGGGGCCAGCACCACCAGAGCAACTCGTTCGATTCGAGATGAGCACGCACATAGGACAGATTCTCTTTGCTCTTGAGTTCGTTCTCGCTCGCCAGCAGCGTCCTTGAATTGACCCCATGCATCCCGGGGAAATAGATATTGCTCGCCGCCGGCTGAACAATTAAGTGAAGCGGAATCGAGCGGCTGGCGACGGTCGTCTTGAGATGCGTCATGGGCAGCATCAGCAGCTTGCTGCGCCCGTTGCTGAAATTGGTCAGGAAGGGGCAGACCTCGTCCCGATGGAACCGCCCCTTGCCGAGCAGGTCGTTGCCGAGAATCCACCGGCTGAAGAACCAGAGTTCCTTCTCGCTCTTTTTCTTGAGCCACAGCCGGAACTCCTCATCGTCTACAGGAAACTCCTCCCCGGCCTCAGAGAGCCCGTCCCTAAGCTCCTGGAGGGTAATCTCGCGAGGTGGGTGCCTTTCGACCGCCCGGCCCTTGCGCGGCCTACCTCTGCGCCGGGACTCGGGCATTATGAATCATCTCGATTTGCCATCTAGCGTGCTGGCATTGAGGGCAGTCCTTCGTATATTCGCCGTCGGGTATCCAGACCGCGCCGCATACGCCGCACTTCTCGAACGTGAACGCGACCCTGATTCCATAGGGAACCGGCTCATTCACTGATAGACCTTCACCGCCGGCTCGCGATTCTCGGCCTCGTCCTGCAACTTGAGCGCGGCCAACTCCGCATTCGCCATATCGACCATCGCCTGCCCCAGCCACCCCATCACCCGGAGCTGGTCCACCAAGTTGCCGTAGCCCCTTAGATGGCCGTCCAGAAACCTCACCATCGGCGCCTTCATCTTGCCCGCCTGCAACCGGATATTATTCAGCGTCTTGCTGCTGTCCAAGGAACACCTCCGTCAATATATAGGCCATCATCAGGGCACAATACACGCCCCACCCAAGCCCGATCGCGATTATGAAATCCATCATTTGGCCTCCATCCACTCGCGCAGCGCCTCGACCTGGAACCTAAAGTTGTTGCCCACCTTGAACCCAGGTATCTCGCCGGCCTTCACCAGCCGGTGAACCGTCTGCTTGCTCATCTGCAACCACTCCTCCACGTCCTGCGTCTTCATCAGTTCAATCATGGTCCCCATCCCCATCGTCCCCCCTCGAATAATCCGGCGAAGGCCGCCCCTGCGGGCCATGTAGCAGGTCCGTGCGCGACCCACGGGCCCTCGCCGAAAGTTTCCCGTTCTCCCGCGGGTCTAACCTCGGGCATTCATGCTCATGCCCGCACTTACATTTACGTATAGGGTACATAAGGTCTGAACTCTATACACCCTTGGGGGTCTCGTCAATTGCGATTTTTATTTTTTTGTTGGGCGAGTGGCATCATCAACATTCACACACACGCGCGGGGGGCTACCCCGCCCCGGCGTCGAGCAGCGCTGGGCTAGCACTAGCTCGGACCAGCTAATCCAATGTGATGGAGTAGGCCTCCGTCACATAGCGAGCATATGCAAGGGTTATTCGGGTGCTGACGGGTTAGTTACCCCCGAAGTTACTCCCTACTTGCGGCGTAGCGAGCAGCATTTGCAATGGGTGCTAAGCGCTAACTGCTCAGCTTCTAGCCGTAAGCGTTCGCGCTTGGCGGCTAGTACGGCTCGGGCTCGAACCAGGTTAGGATAGCCGCGGCCCTGGTGGTTCTTAATGTAGCCGAGACCGCCTCGGCGGCATAGCGCCCAGCGACCTGATTCAGACGTAAACGCCATTGTCTTAACCAACTCGGAGGACAAGCTATATCATGCCCTGTCAATGCCGTGCAATACGTGAGCAACCCGGTTACCTACACTATTTGCTACATTCAACCTATTTGCGTCATTCATGCTATGTGCAGCTTGTGAGCTATACGCGCTATCGTTGGCAATGTCTAGCTATCTCATTTGGCGCAATTGTCGCAACTGTGTTAGGTATGACGTATCGAGAAGAAATGCACAAACGCGAAGTAGAGCAGATTGCGAAGGCTCACGCGAAGACCCGCGATGATTGTCCTTGCAAATACTGCCAAGAGGCATCAACGAACGCTAACCCAAGTGAGACGAGGTAACCAAAGATGAAACGATACGATGCGCGATGCACTCACTGCAGGGCCGATAGAGACCACGACGCAAGCGAGCATCAGGCGGCAGTCACGGAAGGCAAGGCGCTATTGCTTAAGCGCATGGATACAGCGATCGCGAACCTGCGCAATCAAATCAACGTACGCTAAACCAAGTCAAACTGTGAGGAGCAAGACCACGATGAAATTCGAGATAACCGTAACCATGATGGATTCAAAGAACGGCGTGAGGGTCGAATCGTGCAAGACCATCGCGCTGCGCAACCAGGACGAAATTACCGAGACGTTTCACGATATGCGGCTCGGCGAAATCCGTGAATTGAATCAACCCGGATACCACATCACGCGTATCGGCTAACCCCGTCAAGCTGTGAGGAGCAAGACAATGGCATACGGAATCAACGGAATGGAAATCGCACGGGCCCACGCCCACAACCCCAACTTCGTCGCGACTGCGCAATTCAAGGGCTACGGCGTCGACAAATATTTGTGCGAGTGCGGTGCGCAGCAGCAGATCGCGTCCACCTCGAAGATCGGCGTGTGGATTGACGATGCAAGCGCGCGAGTCTGCCCCCGGTCGACCTTGGATGCGCGTATCGCATTGAATCTCGCCTAGCAGGTCGAAACGGGCAGCAATGCCCGTCTGGGCGTAATGCGCTCACTGACGAGACCAAGAGGAGACAAGACGATGACCTATCGAAGAATCAAGACGATTACCAGCTACGCAGAACATGCGCGGTACTTGGCCGAATGCGAGGATTTGCCGGAAGACGCGAATTGCATTCCCACGCCTCGCGACATTCCTTCGCCATACGCTTTTAGCGCATCTACGACTGTCATGAAGCATGGCGACGATTACGTGTTCATCAAAGAAACCAAGCATCGCCACTATGAAGTTTACAAGCTGGGCATGGCGAATTTCGCGAACCTGATGACCGATGACGAGGCGACCAACCGATACATCGGCAAGGATGCACGCTAATGGCAGCCGAGAGCGAATTGATCGACGTGAGCATCCGGCCGGTACGCCTGACCAATGACGAATATGCGGACATCAAGCGCATGGCGCAAAAGTACCGGATAAGCGTTGCCAGCCTGACGAGCGCTCTGCTTCACTATGCCCTCACCGACGGCAACATGGTTACAAATGCGGTAAACGCGGCAATGACTGCTGCGCGATGCGCTGACGCGAAACGGCCTGAATAGCTGAGGAGATCACCAATGAAACTCACAGACATGATGGCGAAAGTTAAAACTCAGAAGATCGGCAATGAATGGCAAGCGGTCAACAAGGAGACTGGCGCGATCATATTCCGCGAGGTTGCGCCGCTCGGCTGCTTTCTTGATGACTTGTACCGCCATCTCAAGCCGAGCCTGTTCCAGGCTGGCGGCACGCCCTATAGCGCTCTAATCGCCAGCTAGACCGATTAACTCAGTAACCGTCCGTGAGGAGACGACAATGGCAAACGCAATCTCAAATATGGATGACGTAATCGACTCGCGCGATGTGATTGAACGAATCGAAGAACTTGAAGCGATGGAGACCGATAGTCCCGAAGCACTTGAAACGATGGACGAATTGAATGCACTCCGCGCATTGGCCGAGGAGGCCTCGGGCTATGCGGCCGATTGGAAATATGGCGAGCAGTTAATCCGCGATTCGTACTTTAAGGATTTCGCCCAGGAACTGGCCGAGGACATCGGCGCCATCAATAAAGACGCGACTTGGCCGAATACCTGTATCGATTGGGACCAAGCCGCGCGCGAACTCCAACAGGACTATACGAGCGTCACTTTCGACGGAATCGATTACTGGATTCGCTAGGAGCAATCACGATGAACACGACCCGCACCACCACCCAGGCTTACGAGCAGGATAACCGCGCATATTGGCGCGAGCACGTCTATGATTATGGCGATTTCTATCGCCCCAGGCATGAGGTTAGCTATTGGCGCGCCGCCCTGGTGCTGACGATATTCGCCCTCGTCGCGTTCTATTGGCTCCCTTAATCGGCAGGACAACTTAAATGAAATACCGCAAATGCGGATGTACTCCGAAGTTCAAAACCCTAGGCTGCGCCTGCAAATGTCATTTTCAAAATGCGCCACAAGGGCGCCGCCGCAACGCCTGTACCAAATAACTCCGCAACCGTCTGTGAGGAGACGACCAATGACTGCAAAAGTAATCCACATTCACGACGCCGCAACAATGAAAGAGGCAAAAGCGCAATGGCGCTACACGCGCGGCGTACTCACTGATGATGCGCTACATGAAGCGCGAATCAAGACCGATTGGCAAATTGATGCGCTTGGGCGAGTAATCGTTTACCTGGGCGCCGATCGGGCTTTCTGCTTGATTTTCTTTAAGAATAGCCAAGGTCACGTTTACGCATCGCAAGCCTAACTAATGCGCTGGTATCAGCGGGCGTCCAATCGGGCGCCCGTTTTCTTTGGATAGCGCCGCTTGTTATGCGATCCCCGCTCG